CCGATGAGTGGAATTGGGCAATTCTCTAGCACGATGGGCGCTTTGGGGCAGGGGTACGATCTGCTGAAGCGCATGGGCGTTTTTTAAGGATTTGACATGAACCTCGTGCAAATTCAGGAGCGGCTGAAAGACATGCCGACGCAGGCGTTGATGGCTTATGCGAATGGCATGAACCCTGAAGTGCCGCCGTATCTTGCGTTGACTGAACTGAACCGGCGCAAGAACATGGAGCAGCCGTCTGCCCAGATGCCGCAGGGTACGGTGAAGGAGCAGATTGAAGGCGAGCTAAGTGCTGCTGAGATGAAGAAGCAGGGTATGCAGCAGATGCAGATGGATGCTATGCGGCAGCAGCAGATGATGCAGCAAATGATGCAACAGATGCCACAACAGGCGCCGCAGGGAATGGCCTATGGCGGGATTGCGAGGGTGCCGGTATCAGACCGTGTGATGCAGTATGGCAATGGTGGGATTGTTGCGTTTGCCAACGGTGAGTTGGTAGAAGACGTGTACGGCGAAAAGAGCCGTGAAGAAGAAGAGCGTGACCGGCGCGAACGCGAAGAAGAGTTGGCATCTCGTATCCCCGGACAGAATGTGCGGGCACCGGAGCGTACGGAAGAACGTATGCCGGGTGAAGTTGAGCGCAATATCCTGAACATGCTGAGTGCGTTGCCCGGTGCTTCTGCTGTACGGGCGGCAACTACTGGTGCGCGGATGATTGGGCCGGGTATTGCTGCATTGCTTGGGCGTGATAAGGTGCAAGCAGAGCAACCCATGCCACAAGCAGAACAACCAAGGCGGCAAGTAGAACAGGCAGCGCCGCGCCCTGCGGCACCACAGGCAGAACCGGAACAGCGAGTGCCGCGCCGTATGCCTGAGCCGGGTGTAAATATGAATGACCCGGCATGGCAAAAATTTATTGCTGACGTAATGGGTTCGCCCAATATCAGCGAAGAGCAAAAGCGGATGGTGATTGCTGATGCCATGCAAAAGGGCGGTGCAGCACCCACTGCGCGATTTGAACCAATGGGCCAACCGCCTGCTAGACCACAGGCTGGTGTGCCTGCTGCTGCACAGGCAATGGTGCAACCTGCACCGCAACCGCAAGTGGGCGTGCCTGCTGCGGCTGTGGTGCAGACATCTGGCCCTGACTATCGAAAGATGCTGGCAGAGCAAGCGGGGAAACAAGTTGACCGTTCGCGGCTTGCCCAGCTAGAGCAAAGCCCGTATGCGCAGAAGCAGCCGGGTGAAGTGCTTGAGCAGTACATCAAGCGCATGGAAGAGCGCAGCACGCAGGAAGACCAGCGTTTTGCTGAGATGGAGAAAGAGCGTGCGCGGGCTGCTTTGTGGAAAGGGCTGATGGCGGCGGGTGAGGCAAGCCGTGGGCAGCGGGGTATTGGCGCGCTGTTGGGTGGATTTGGGCGGACGGTTGGCGAAGAGATGGAAGCAGGGCGTGGCCGAGAGGAAGCCCAGATGAAAGCCCGCCGCGAGCGTGAAGACGCCATTGTGAAGATGCGGCAGGAGATTGAGAACGCCCGTATTGCCCGTGCGCGGGGTGATGTGGAGACGGAGCGCAAGAGCCTGCAAGACGCGGAGAAGTACCGGCGCGACGCGATTGAGAAGGGTGTGGAGATTCAGGCGCAGGATGAACGGGCGGCAGCAAACCGACAGGAACAAGCGCGGCGCGATCAGACGCTTGCCCCTGACGCTCGGATGTACATTGAAGACTGGCTGCGCAAGAATCCGGGCAAATCGTTCTCTGATGCGTATGCCGCGTTTAAGGCGGCAGGTATGCCTGCACAGGCAGCGCGTGGACAGATGACGTGGGATCAGGCATTGGACAACGCACGTCAGGAGTTTAAGGATCAGAACCCGCTGGTGTGGGAAGCGATGGAAAAGAAGAAGGCGCAGCAAGAAGGGCGTGCGCCAGTTACATATCAGCAGGCCATCATGAATCGAGCCAAAGAGTTGATGCAGGGAGCGACTGGCGCACCTGCACAGGCGTCTGGACCCAGAGAAGGGGACACGGCAAAATCCAACTCTGGCAAACCGATCATTTTCCGCAACGGGCGTTGGGAGTATCAGTAAATGGCAATCGTTCCGCTTGAAGACCTGCCCCTTAGTCTGCGCGGACAGCCTGTACCTGAAGATGATTTGCCGGGGGCTAAGCCTGCCCAGCCACGGGGCGAACGCACGTTTGGTGAGGCGGCGCAGGACATTGGCGCTGGCGTACTAGGTGGTGTTGGTGCGCTGGTTCAGTTGCCCGGACAAATTGGGCAGCTTGCATTTGGGATGCAGCCGGGAGCGGTGACGCAGACAGGCGAGGACATCCAGAAATATGCGGAGAGCCTGAAGTCGCCTGAATTGCGGGCGCGTGAGCAGGAGCGTGCGCGTAAGGTTGCCGAGGCAGAGAAGAGCGGACAGCTTGCTGCGTTTGGCACTGCGTTTGGCGAGACGGTAAAAGACCCGGCGTTGCTGCTTACGTTTTTGGCTGAGCAGGCGCCGCAGTTGTTGGTGCCGTTTGGTGCTGCGCGTGCTGGTGTGGCTGGGGCTAGGGCTTTGGGTGCTGGTGCTGGTGCGGCAGGCAAGGCTGGTGTTGGTGCTGCGGTTGGTGCTGGGGCGGTACAGCAAGGTGCTGACGTAGGTGCTGATGCGTACAAGGCTATCCACGACGAACTGATTAAGCAGGGTGCCAGTGAGAAGGAAGCGGCGGATGGTGCGCTGAGCCTTGCGCGGCAGGCGGGTGCTAGTGCTGCGACGATTTCGTTGCTGACCCAGATGCTGCCCGGTGCGCGGTTGGCAGAGCGGGTATTTGCTGGTGTGCCGGTTAGCAAGGCAGGCAGACTGCGCGGGGCAGGGGCTACTGCGCTGGGCGAGACGATTAGTGAGGTGCCTGAAGAGGTTGGCGGGAAGGTTTCATCCAACGTAGCGATGCGTGAGGTGAAGCCCGAGCAGGACATTTTGGCTGGTACGGGCGAAGCGGCTGCTATGGCTGCTATTGGTGCTGGTACTTTGGGTGGTGCTGTTGGTGCGCTTAGTAAGCCACCTGTACCAGAGGTACAGCCTGCACCTGAAGTGCTGCCTGAGTTGCCGACTGAACCGCAGCCGCCGAGTGAGGTGCAGCAGCGGGTTGAAGGTATTACTGGCGTTACGCGAGGGGAGCAGCAAACCCCGGCGGCACCGGTGATGACGGCTGAACAGGTAGCCGAACAGCGCCGCCGTGAGATTGACGAAGCGGCAAAGCGGGAAGCGGAGCGTGCTGCCAAGGAAGGGCCGCGCCCTGAAGTACCACAGCCGCAGCCTGTGGATGTGAGCCGGGCTGGAGAGTTGCCCAAAGCCACGCCGCGTGCGGAGTTGGAAGCCAAGCAAGCCGCGATTGATGACATGCGGCTAAAGGCGGGGTTGCCCACGAGCAAGGGTGTGATGCCGGAAACGGCTAAGCCTGAGTTGCCCACTGAGCCGAAGATTGTGGACAACCGGCCTTTGACTTCAGGTGCTGCAAAGAACCGTTTGCTGGTGATGCAGAACATGCTGAAGAACGAGGGTGGTGATCCCAATAGCCTAAGCATTGTTCCGCACCCCACGGCGAAGGAGCGGTTTGCGATTCAGTCGCTGGATCGGCCTGTGCAATTCACGCCGGGATTGCCGCAGACGGCTATTACGCGGCCTGAGTCTCCGAAGATCATTGACCCGATTGATGCGTACATCAACATTGCACGGCAGACGAATACGCCTGCTGCGCGGATGCTGGTGCGGGATTATGAGAATGGAGTGCTGACGCGGGCAGACATTGGTCTGGCAGTAGAGGCAGAGCGCCGAGCAGGTAGGCCGCTGCCGCTGAACTACAAAGGAAATGGTGAGCCGTGGTTCTTGGCACCGGAAGAACGTAAGCCGAGGGGTGAGCGTGAACTACCTCCGGGTGCAGGGCTGACCCGTGAGCCACCCGAAGGACCGCCGCGCCCGTTTGTGGGGCCGACTGGATTTACACCACCCACAAAACCGGAGACGCCGCCGACGGGTGAGAAGCCGCCTGAGACGCCGACAGCAGAAATGCCGAAGACGTTGGCAGAGTTTAAGCAGCGTATGCCTGTGATGCCGGATGTACAAGAAGTACGCACGGCTAATGAGCAGGGCAGTTTCCGCAGTTTGGCGCAGGCTATGGCAAACAGCCAGAACCCTGTGATTAAGCGGGTGGGTGAATTGGCTTTGCCGCTGGCAGACAAGATCACGCTGAAGAGGCCAACTGCGCCCGGCAAACTAGGTGGTGGGGCAGTGGGCATTTACCGCTACGCGGATGATTCCATCCAGATGGATACGCGGTATGCGGGTAGTGAATGGGTGAACGCGCATGAGACGGTACATGCGTTGGTTGCCCGTGCGCAGAGGAACCCAAGCCCGAGACAAGCCCCGTACGTAAAGCAGATTGTTGAGCTGTATTCGTACACCAAGAAGGAACTTGGCCGCAAAGGCTACACAGCACGTAACACCTATGGCTTGACGAACGAGCGCGAGTTTGTGTCGGAAGCCATGAGCAACCCCGACTTCCAGTACCTGTTGATGCAGGTGCCGTACAAGGGGAAGAAGAGCGCGTGGACGGAGTTTGTTCGCATCGTTGCTAACTTGCTTGGTATCCAGAACACCAATGCCTTGACCGAGGTGCTGAACCTTGTGGACAAGTTGGCACAGGTGAAGCGGCCTATCCGTACGCCGTTTGACCGCAAGGCAGTGGAGTACGCAGGACAAGAGCCTAAGTTTGTTGAAGACATCCCGAACGAAAACTGGCTGCAAGGCAAAGTAGAAGATGCCAGTAAGCGAGCGCGCAATCAGTTTGGCGTGCCGAAGATGGGATCAACCACGGGGTATTTCCGCGAGGGGACTTTGTATGTCCCGACTAGTTGGGCCAAGGAACTGAAAGGCCAGCGCGGGGAGCAGGAGAACGTACGCCCCCAAGACCTTGCTGCGATCCGCAAGATCATCCGTGAGACGGGCAAGATGCCGTTGACGGAAGATGGCAAGGAATACGTGCCTTACATTGAGGTGGGATATGACGGTGTGCCTTGGGTTAGTGAGGGCAACCACCGCATCATGGCTGCTGCTGCCGAGGGGTTGGAATACATCCCGGTGGAGATAAGGTACTTTGATGGCGGGCAGCGCAAGGCTGGCAAGTGGGCGCCGAATCGGTTGCTTGAGACCACCCGCAACGCGATGCAGCGTGGCGAGGCAGATTACAGCGCCTTCCCCGGCGTAACCCCTGAGCAAAGGGAAGCCAACTTTAAGCGTTGGTTTGGCGACAGCAAGGTTGTGGATAAGGATGGCAAGCCGCTGGTGGTTTATCACGGGACAAATGCTGACTTCAGAGCATTTAGACCAACAAGAATTGGAGAATTTGGGCCAGCGATTTACTTTGCATCAACTCCTGCCGAGGCTGGTGCATATGCTGGTGTGCGACGACCGGGGCAAGAAAATGGTGCGCCCAACATAATTCCGGTTTACCTTAGCTTAAAAAATCCATATACCAAAGGCGTTGACGCATTTTGGAAAGAGTTTGGCCGAGAAAATGAAACTGATGCACAGGCCATTGAGCGTGCTAAATCGGCAGGGTATGACGGCGTTATTGAGCAAAAGAAAGATTGGCGTGATAAGCCATTTCAACATTACATTGCTTTTAGCCCCAATCAAATCAAATCTGCTATCGGCAACCGTGGAACCTATGGCCCGGAAGCAGAGATTGATTTGCTTGAAGTACCCGAGCGCGAGGTTAGCCCCCTTGGCTTTTACTCTGCCCTTCTGGAAGGGGTAAAGGGAGTAAGCACGAAGGCAGCACCGGCAGAAGGCTGGAAGACCATGATTAAAGGCATGGTGAACAAGGGTGCTGTGAAGGCCGAAGAGGTGGAGTGGTCTGGAATAAACGACTGGCTCGATCTTCAGCAAGGGAAAGTGACCAAGGAGCAGGTGGCTGATTACCTGCGCCAAGGTGGGGTAAAGGTTGAGGAGACGGTACTGGCCGAACCGAAGGGACCGTACCTGCGAATGCCCGGTGGAGCGGAGTACGGGGACACCAGCGGGGCCAAGTACGGCCAATACACCCTACCCGGTGGAGAGAACTACCGCGAGGTGCTGCTGACGCTGCCGGGTCAGATAACCGATGCTGTTGCGCGTGTTGTCCGAGAGGTAGGGCCAACCGTTCGCGCCCTCCCGGAGGAGAGCTTGGCCCAGACAATCCCCGTCATCGCCCGCGATCTTGCCCGGCGCTACTCGCTCAATCAGGCAGAGGTTGAGTCTGCGCTTCGTCAGCATCGCATTGGAGAAATCAGGCAGGGGGCGTACAAGTCCTCTCACTGGGACCAGCTCAACGTCCTCGCCCACATCCGCGTCAACGACCGCACCGATGCCGATGGCAAGCGCGTGCTGTTCGTGGAGGAGATTCAGTCTGACTGGGGGCAGGAAGGGAAGAAGAAGGGGTTTGTGCAACCCATGACACCCGCCAAGGAGGCACGCATTGCGGACCTAGAGGCCGAGGTAAAAGCTATTTCCGATTCTTGGGGTGGTCTACCTGCGTTGCTTCGTGCATCCAAAGACGATCCAGCCGCGCAAGCGGCGAGGGCAAAACAATCCGAACTACGCGCAGAAATTGCCAAGATTCAAGAGTCGGCTGGAATAGTTCCATCTGGCGGTGTAAAGCAAGGGCTTGCCGTTCCCGCCGCCCCCTTCGTCACCAAGACCGAAGGCTGGCTGAACCTCGCCCTCAAGCGCGTGATGGTCATGGCCGCAGAGGGGGGTTACGACAAGGTGGCGTTTGTCACGGGTGAGCAGTCGGCGGATCGGTATGACCTGAGCAAGCAGGTTGACAGCATTTCGTGGATGCACACAAGAGATGGACGTTATGACATTGAGGCAGATACTGGACGAGGCGAACCTATTGTTCGCAAAGGATTAACCGCAGACGAACTTGCCGACACGGTTGGCAAGGATGTAGCCCAGAGAATTGTTGATGGTGTGGGTGCATTTGAAAATGACAGATCACCACTGAAGCGTGGCCGTCTTTCTGGCCTTGACCTCAAAGTCGGCGGCGAGGGCATGAAAGCCTTCTACGACAAGATCGTCCCGCTGGCCGTGAAGAAGCTGCTGCCGAAGTTGGGCGGCGGGCAAATGAACGACACCACCATAGTGCTGAATGACAACATGAGGGTTGAAGTCGCGCCCGCAGATCGCGGCACAAGCGAGGACGATGGAAGAGGGTTCTGGCTTGGAAGCAAGGGGAAGGCGTGGGAAAACCAACCCGGCTTCGACATCACCCCTGAGATGCGGGAAACGCTATCAGAAGGTGTGGCTGAGTTCCTTCAACTTCCGTTTGGCAAGGAAGAATCTGTTACCCCGCAGGAGACTGGACAGCGGGCGATGCAGATTGTTGCTGCCACGGGGATGACGGCTAAGCCGCCTGAGCCTACTGCTGCACAGCGGGTGAAGACTGCCATGCTTTCGGCAAAGGATGACCCGAAGCTGGCAACCAGCACGGCCAAGAAGGCGCTTCAGAAAACGCTGGACACGGTTGAAACGTGGACGTTTAGCGGCGATGCCAAGTTCAACAACGATGTTCGGCGTGGGGTGATTGCTGACCTGAAGGACAGCCCCGAGGTGATGGGGATGCTGCTGGAGGCAAGCCAATCGCAGGCTGTTCATTCGGACGCGCTGGCTACGCAGTTCATTATTGAAGGTGGCATGGCGTATGACGCTGACACCAAGAAGTGGGTAGCGATTAAGAAGGAAGACAACTTCATCAAGTTGGCGCAGAAGATTGAAGCGCTGGCGAAGAAGCATGGGCTGACCAAGGAACAGGCTGAGCGTGTAGCCCATACCTATTTTGTTGCGAAGCGGTTTAGGAGCCTTGCTGAGAAGCAGGATCAGCGCGATGCTGAGATTACCCGGTTGGAAGCAGAGGCCAAGCGTGAGCAAGACCCGGTGCGTAAGCGCGGGCTGAGGGCTGACATTGACAAGTTGAAGAAGGCTGAGGTGTACATCACCGACCAGCAGCGGGCTTTGATTGAGCCGGGGCTGAGCCTTGGTAACGTGATGCCTGAGTTGAAGGACATCAGCGATACGTGGCAAGCCATTCGGGTGAACGCGGTTAAGGCGCTGGTGGACAGCGGGATGTGGAACCTTGAGTACGCAGAGGCGATGTTTGACAACATTGACTATGTGCCGTTCTACCGCGAAGAGCAGTTGGAAGAAGGTGGCGGACCGCAGGAGTTCATCAAAGGGCTACAGGTTAAGGCGAAGGAACACCGGCTGAAGGGATCGGAAAGCCCGGTGAACGATGTGTTTGACAACATGGTTCGCTGGACGCAGTACGCCATCAACCGTGCGGTGCGGAACCACAAGGCGTTGCAGATGATTGATCTGGGTAAAGAGATCAACGTAGGCGACCAGAAGATGGTGACGCAGGTAGAGAAGAAGGAGAAGGGCGAGAACGTGGTGCGCGTGTTCCGCGACGGGGTACAGGAGTTGTACTCTGTGGCTGACCCGCTGTACATGAGCGCGTTTGAGTCAATCAGCAACGTGGCGATCCCGAGCCTGCGGTTCTTCTCGTGGGCGTCGAATGCGCTGCGGCAGTCGGTGGTGCTGTACCCGCTGTTCTCTCTGGCGCAGGTACCGCAGGATGCTATCTCTGCGATCTTTACTTCTGGGTTGAAGCCGCAGTATGCCTTCCGAATCCCGGTGCTGGCGGTGAAGGAGTTCATCAAGACGCTGAGGAAAACCAGTGCTACCCACAACATGCTGAAGCAGTATGGTGCTGTGGGTGTGAGGGATTTCTCGGCTGCTGTTGCGCGGCAGGATGTGGAGATTGCTGCTGGCTTGAAAGCCCCGAAGGGATTGGGCGGGAAGATTGTTGAAGGCTTGAGCCACATTGCTATGGCGGCGGATAACTCAATCCGTCAGGCGGTGTATGAGGCATCCATGAGCCAAGGCTTGAGCAAAGCCGAGGCGCTGGAGAAAGCCTTTGAGATCATCAACTTCCGCCGACGCGGTACGAGCAAGATGATCAACCTGCTTGGTCAGGTGGTGCCGTTCTTCTACGCTTACATGAGCGTTCAGAGGGTGGCGCTGAAGACGGTCAGTGGTGTGGGTATCTCCCCGACTACCCGTGGTGAAGCACTGAAGACGCTGGGCTACACGACGGCTGCGGTGATGGCGCTATCCCTGCTGTACGCAATGGCGAACGGTGGGGATGAGGAGTACGAAAAGACGCCTGTAGCGATCAGGGATCGGACGCTGCACATCCCCGGTACGGCGGCGCGGATTCCGCTGCGGCCTGACTTCTTCCTGTTCCCGAAGGTGGTGACGGAGCATCTGTACCACCTGATGACGGACAGTGGATTGAGTGACGGGGCGAAGTTCCGCAAGTCGATGTTTGATGGGTTGGTGAACGCGATTGCTGCGCCGACGCCCATCCCGCAAGCGGCCAAGCCTGTGCTTGAGGTGGCGATCAATTACGACTTCTTCCAGAGCCGCCCGATTGTTGGGCCGTACGATCAGAAGAAGGAAGCAGAACGCCAGTTCAACGACAACACGTCGGAGTTGTCGAAGATTCTGGGTGAGGCGATGGGCTATTCACCGCAGAAGTTGGATCACCTTATCCGAGGGATGTTTGGATCGGTGGGTGGTTTGACGCTGTGGATGACTAACCAGATGATCTCTCCGGTGGGTGATGTGCCGCGCCCGGACAAGACGTTCCAAGATGCGATTGCATCTATCCCCGGCACCAGTGGGTTTGTGACCAAGACGACTGAATCGCGGTTGAAGAACGACTTCTATGAGTTGCGCGATGAGATCGTGAAGGCCAATGAAACCTTCAAGGACATTGCCAAGCGTTCGCCGCAAAAGTTGGAAGAGTTCCTGAGCGACGAGAAGAACTTGGTTCGCCTTGGGTTGGTGAACACGACAGAGACTATTACGCGCCACCTGTCAGAAATCCGCACCGCCATCAGTCAGACGACAAACTTGCCTGCTGACGTGATGACGGCTGCGGAGAAGAAGGACTTTATCGAGCAGTTGCGTGCTGCCGAGAAGACCTTGATGGAGAGCGTTGACGTGCCCGGACTCAGGAAGATGGCCCAGATGTAAGGCGCTTGATGGTCACGTTAAGGGCATCGAGTTCATCCATCTTGTGGATGGCCCATGCCCTTTTCTGACCATGCCAGCCCATGAGGCTGCCTTGATGGCAGTCTTTGCACAGGGCGATGCAGGTGTACTGAAGCCCCTGCTTGACGTGGTGAGCATCTGAAGGGCCGGGTGCGTCACAGACCGAACATGGTAGTTCCTTCACTCGGGCGAGGTGGAGGCGTTCGGCCTGCGTGAGTTTATTGTTCACGGTGTTCTTCAATCCACAGAAGAACCTTGACCAGCGAATCAACGATTGCCACAACGTTCTTATTTGCTGAGTCGTACTTTTTGTGGAGTAGCCCATACTCCAATTCCTTCATGTTCTTTTCGGCCCAGATCAGGTACTCTGACCAATCATTGATGGAGTTCATACGTGCTGTTCTCGTTCTTTGAGCATGGCGTGGGCAATTTCAAAAGCTGATACTGCCTTGCGCTCGTCGGACAAATTGACGGGTAGGTTGAAGAGGGCGAATGCGGCGTACCAGTCCAGCATCGTAATCTCTTGAATGCTTGGCTGGTGCTTCAGTGCCTCGATTCCTTCAGGCTTTTTCTTGACCATGTTTGCCCTTGGTGTTTTGAGGGACGATCAGTTCTTCCAGATCAGACGCCAGTTCGTGTGCGATCACACGACCGTTAACAGCGACGGACTTGGCGTACTCATCTTCAAGCACGATTGAGATGGAGTCACGAACCCCTTTGTTGTAGCCGCCGTTGAACTCGTCGTCACCGTCGATGATGAGGGTGATGGCATCCCGAACAAGGGATGAGGCTTTGCGGTTGCCAGCGGCCTCTTTGAGTTTGGCGTGAACGTCCGCAGGAAGGTGGACGGAGTAGGGGATCAGACGTGGTTTTTCCATTTGTTGAAGTCCTCTTCTATTGCCCAGAACCTGTTACGGGCGATGTGGTTATCCCGCAGTTCAGCGCGGGACAGGATGAAGCATTCAGACTTGAGCCATTCAGTTGCATGGGACTCTTCAGAAATCTGACCAGTCTCCATGAGGAACTTGGCGAAGCCTTTACTGCGGCACAGGATGCCAGCGGCCTTGACCGGATCGCGGAAAGCATTCCGATCAAGTGGCTGACCCTGATCGTCAAGTCGCACCATGACGACCTGATACCGCGCCCCCACGAAATCGCGCATGATTTCGGAGGGCACGTCATCTGGGTGAACGCTTAGGGTGAGAACGTACCCCGTGCGATCTTGTTTCATGGCGATCTTGACCGCCTCGAAACTGGATGACGGGATACGGTAATCAGGATCAGGCGTCATCAAAACGGCACGTCTGAATCGTCGTCCGGATGACGTTGCGGCTCTTCACCCTGAGGCTTACCGCCGAGCATCTGCATTTGATACGCGATGATGTCGCAGGTGTTTTGTTCGATGCCGTCTTTGTTGGTGTACTTGCCGTACTTGATCTCGCCTTCAAGGTAGACCATTGCGCCTTTGCGGAGGTACTGGACGGCGATGTCGGCAACCTTGTCGTACATCGTGATGCGGTGCCATTGGGTCTGTTCTTCGCCGCGCACCTTTTTGCTGGTGGCAACGGTGAAGTTAACAACCTTCAGACCGCTGGAGGTTTGACGGGATTCGGGGTCACGGCCGACCCTTCCCACCAAAATGGTTTTACTGATCATTTGATTTTCCTTTTCGTTTTGCTATGCGTTCGTTTGCGTGAAGTCGCGAATGATCTTGAAATGTCATCAGTTGAAGATTTGAGAGTTCATTATTTGTTTTATTCCCATCAATGTGATGGACGCATTCATTAGCAAACAATCTTCGCCCAATTTTTTGCTCCATCAAAACAACATGAACTCTTCGACGCTTGTGTTCGCCTCTTGTGTATTCAATGTACCCAGATGGCTTTAATGAAGTTCCAACCGCATACTTTTCTCCGTGCGCTTTCCTTGCTTTGGATATGTTTTGCTTCCACTCTTCGGTGAAATTTCGTTTTTTCCCGCGATGACTTGGGCCAATCTTTCCTTTTTGTACGGCAAGCCTGATTGAATCAGCACGGCTACGCAAAACTCCAAGAGCTTTTAGGCGGAACCGTATTGTTGAAAGAGCAATTCCTGTTTTTTCGCTAATCTCTGGAATACTCATCAAAAGATCAACGTACAGATGAGTGAGTTCGGCTTTGTCCATGTTGTTCAACAAAGTAATGACAGTAAGACAAGCCTACCAGCACGACTATGTTGCGTCAACAATTTTGTTGATCATGATTTGAACTTTGCTTTGGTATCTGCGAACGTGGTCATCAGGTCTTTGTAGGCGTCGCCGTCAATCAGCTTCATCTGGTCGAAGATGTTGCGGTTGACCTTGAAGATGTTCATGACATCTGCCTCGGACATAGCGGTGTTGAGCAGCATGGTTGCGCACTCAATCACAAGCGAAACCCACTTGCCTGCTTCAATCTTGGGGTCAGCGGTGATGCTGATTTGGAACTGACCGGGCTTGCCTTCAATCTTCTCCGGTGCCTTGGGGGCAGGAGTTGGTGCAGGCGTTGGTGCAGGCGTTGGTGCAGGTGTAGGCGTCGGCTTTGGCGGCGGAATCTCGCCAGTCTCCGGATCGGGGAAGTGGGGAAGGTCTTCCCCGGCGTAGACGGACAGACCCAGACCATGACACGCGATGGCTTTGACCAAGCAGCGCATCATGTTCTTGTTGACGATGACCGCATCAGGATTTTTGACCGCTTGGTTGCGGTGATCCATGACGGGCAGGTGCATGGTAATGGGTTTGTTGAAGGCCGTGACGGTGCAGGACACCATCATGGTTTCACCAAACATCTTGGGTTCGTGGAACACCCAGTTAGCAGAGGGATCGTGTTCCATAAGCGCGTTGACTGCGTGCGGCCACGAAAGGTAGGAGAGGTTTTGCTTCTTCTCCACCATGCGGCTTACGTCAATCTGCGCGAGCAATGAAAAGTGGTTTGTCATTTGATGTCTCGGTTCCGTTTGAACTCGTAATCGTTTCGGTATTCAGTTGGGGGAACCCAACCATGTTTGCGCCAGATGGCTTGTACGTTGGAACCTTTGGTGTAAACAAAGTATGGGTTAAGCAGTGAAGGCTTGGCGTCCTCTACTTGAGGAGGAACGATCTTCAGCTTCTTCACTTGCGGCCTTTCTTTGGGGCAAGTTCAGCGCGTGCCTTCATGGCGGTGACGTAGGACACACCGGCACGGCGGGCGATCTC